CGAAGCGGTTGGCGGATTCCAGGGTGACGGACCAGGTCTGAATCGCCCGCCAGCCGTCGCGCTCGTCCTGGACGCCCGCGCGGATCGACGAAAAGTTGACGCCCTCGAGGTCGCTCGCGAGCGAGTTGTAGGACGTGTTCAGCCCGCTCGCGACCGCGCGCAAAAGGGATTTCAGGAACGGCGCGAACTCGCCGGTCGGATACCCGGGATCGAACGGCTCGAACCCGACGCCCGGCGGGAGCTTCTCCATGTGCCCGGGGTCGGCGTCCGTGATCGGATTGCCGGCCTCGTCCTGATCGCCCGGGCTGCCGTAATCGTCCGGGTGCTCCTGGGTGAAAAACCCCATCTTGGCGGCGCCCACGCGGGCCGCGACGAGCGCCGCCTCCTCGTAGCCCCCGATCATCTTGAGCCTGGTCGCCGCCGCGATGATCCAAGGCACGCCGCGGGTCTGGCTCACGCGCTCGCGAACGAAGAGATGGATGATGTCGGCCGCGGGCACGCGCGTATGCCGCCGCTGCGCGGCATCGAGCGCCGCCTCTGCCGGATGGCCGGTGAGCAGGTGATACGCGACAGGACGGCGCCAGGCGTCGAGCTCGACCCCCATGCGGATCTCGCGTCCGCCGGGAAGCCGCTGATTGAGCTGCTCGTCGAGATGATCCGCCTCGATGAGCTGAAGCGCGAAGCCGAAGCCGTTGTCGAAGTTCCGCACCAGACGGATCAGGACCTCGCCGTCGCGCGCCACGCTCTCGAGCGCGAGCGCCTGGATCTCGATCCACGACAGCGTCCCGCAGACCGAGCAGGTCTCGGCGCGCCCCCAGCGCGCCCATTCCTCCTCGATCGCCTTGTTGGCGCCCGCATCGGATGAGCCATCAGGCTGCCGAACCGCCATCCGCAACCGAATGCCCTGAGGCCCGACCACGTTGGTCTTGAGCATATGAAAGAACTTCCGCGCGTACGGCTCGTTGAGCGCGAGGTCGCGGGCGCGCTCGCGCATCGTCCTGATCCCGCCGCGGAGCGCAGTGTCGCCCGAGGTCGCCGACACCACCCAGTCGGCGAACAGGCGGCCCTGGCCCGCGAGGTCGAACCCGCGGGCGCGCGGCCGGCGCGCCGGCGTATAGCCGAGGCGGGCGGCGATCCGGTCCATCAGCCTAGCCACGGCCGAACCTCGTCAGGATCAACCGGCCCGCCGACAGCCCGTTCGCGATTCGCTCGGCCTCCGCCTCGCGCGCGACCTCGGCGCGATAGCGGTCGCGCAGGAGGATCAGCTCGGCGGTCGGTATCCGCTGGAGCTGGCGGCCGTCGGGCAGCCGATACATGAGGTCCTCGCGGCTCGCGCGCTTCTCGAGAACGGCCTCGATCGCCTCGAGGGCGCGCCGGGCATGACTGCGCGGATCGTATCCCGGCGGCAGGGCGGCGAGATCGGCGACGACGCGGAGCGTGCCCGAGTCCACGCGCAGGCGCTTGGTCCCGTCGTCGACATAGGCCGCCCAGAGATACGTCCCTGGCGGCCAGGTCGCCGTCGTCGCCTTGTCGACCGAGACCGCGTGATAGGTCCCGGATGCGCTCGCCGTGATCGCGATCGCCATCCCATCCGCCTTGCGCTCGACCAGACGGTAGGTCAGCGTCCAGGTCGGCGCCGGGTAGTCGGCGAGGTCCTCGCGCCGCCACTCGACGGTGGTGCCGGCGACGATCTCGTCGGGCTCGGTGAGCGGAATGCTGGTCGTCATCGCCATCCTCCGACGAAACCTCTGGGCGCGCGCGGGCGCGCGGGCTTGCGCCGCGGCACGACGGTCACCGGCGCAGGCTTTTCCACCTCGCCTGCGCCCGCCCGCGCGTCATCGTCCGCCTTGGCGCGCTTCGGGCGACAGGCCGCCGGCACCCACCCCATGTCCGAGCGCTCGCCTGCGTGCCGCGCCAAGCCGGCGGCGGCGTAGACCATCAGATCGAGGGTCTCGTTGCGCGGGCGGACCTTCACCCAGACCCGCCCTTGGCGTTCCTCGGCGGTGAGCTCCTCGAGATAGGCCTCGGGCAGATCGCGCGGCAGGTGCACATAGCCCGGCCCGGGCCGCGCGCGGCGGAGCCTCGCATCCAACGTATCCTTCCAGCGGTTTGCATTGAGCACCCAAAGGATCGCGCCGCGGCTTTTCGGTCGGCCGCGGGCGTCGCGCTCGATGTAGGTCCGCGACAGGAGCTGCGCGTTGACGTTGCCCGAGCCTTTGACCAGCGTGATCGCCGGCGAGGCCACGCCGGCGCGGCGCGCCGTATGCCAGAACTTGGCGGCGTTGTCGCTCACGCCAGGCGCGCCGCCGGTGTCGATCGCCGTCGTCAGGATCGGGAGCGTCGCGCCGGCGGCGGTCTCGTAGCGCCGCCACAGCACCCGCGCGAGCAGCGCGCCCCAATGCTCGGGATAGCGGGCGGGATCGATCCGCGTTCGCCCGTCGGCCGCCTCGAGGATAGCGAAGCGGTCGATGAGCCAGCTCTCGAGCCCCTCGCCCCAGCCCCAGACGCCGACCTCGAAGCGGTCGCCCTGGACGTCGACCGCGGCCGTGAGGCAGACGACCGCCTCCGGGACCTCGCCGAGCGCGTAGTCGCTCTCGGCGACGCGCTCGGCGAGCTCCGACGGTTGAATCGGCCGCGCGCCGGCGACGCGCGAGACGTAGTTGACCCCGACCTGCGTGTTGTAGAACGCCCGCAGCGGCTCCTCGTCGAACCGGGTCTCGAAGGCGAGCTCGGCCTCGCGATGCATGCGCGCGAGCCGCCCCCAGCTCGAGAATCCAATCAGCCCGTGGAAATGATAGCCGTCGATCCGCGTCTCAGGCGGCGCGCCGACGATGCGCCCATCGCCTTCGATCGTCTGCCCGCGGGCGACCCAGCGCCCGCCGGCGACCATGGCGCGCTTGCTCCGCGGCTCGATCACGCAGCCGTTGCGGGGACAGACCAGATGGGCCGAGAGCTCGGCCTCGGCCGGGCTCGCGCCGGCCTTGTAGACGAGATCCTCCCAGCGCGGCGTCCACCACTCGCCGCAGCTCGGGCAGCGCCAGTAGTAGCGCTTGGCCGTCGACTGCTCGAAGTCGGCCTCGATCCCGCGCCCGGGCCCGCGCGCCGGCGACGAGGTCTTGAGGCCGACCTCGCGCCCCTCGAACGTGGTCTGCCGCGCGGCGAGCAGGACGTCCGCCGAGCCCTGGCCGTCGATGTCCTCGGGGATATCGTCGGCGTCGTCCTGCCACCAGCGCGGAGCCGGCCTGGCGCGGAGCTGCTCCGACACCGGCCAGGCGCACCAGAGCGTCATGCCGCGAAATCGCTTCGAGAAGATGTTATCGCTCGACGGGGCCGAGAGCTGGCGCGCGCGGACCTCGGGCGTGAGCCGGATCATCTGGCTGATCCTGGTCACCACGAAATCCCGCATCATGTCCTTCGAGGGATGCAGGAGGATCATGTTCGCCGGGCTGTCGATGATGGTCCAAAGTAACCAATTGAGCCCCACCTCGGATTTGGCGGACTGCGCCGCGCCCATGATCACGACGATCGAATAGCGGCCGGAGCTCAGGCTCTCGCATGGCTCGCGCGTCCAAGGCGCGCGCGAGAAATCCCACGGGCCCGAGTAGCCGCCGCCCGGGTTGTCGAGGACGCGGTGCGCCTCAGCGCATTCGGCGACGCTCCGCCGCCGCGGCGGCCTGAGGCCAGAGGCCATGCGCGCCGCTATGGCGGAGGCCTCCGCCAACGGCGGGATGTCAGGCCGCTGGGCGATACGCATCCTTGCGCTCCAGTTTGTCGGCGCAGTCCCTGAGCGCGGCCTCGATCAGCGAGACCAGGCGGTCGCGGTCCTCGCGCGAGAGCGAGACCTCGCGCGCGAAGTCGTCGGCGATCCGCATCATTCGTCCCACCACCGCCGTGTTGTAGGCGTCCAGCACCGCCTCGACGTCGCGCGTCCGCGTGAGCTCGCCCGATTGCTCGGCGAGCTGGCGGCGGAGGCGCTCGGCCTCGTAGAGCTCCTTGCGATCGCGCGGCGACAGCCCCTGGGCGCCGTCGTCAGGCAGCTCGTCGCCGAACAGGCGCCGCTGCTCCGCTTCGAGCTCGGCGGCGCGCGCCCGTTTCGCCGCTTCGGCCTTCTCAGCGTTGGCCTTGAGCCAGGCGGTCACCTCGTCGGTGTCGAAAGAGTAGGGGACGCCGTTCTTGCCGCGTTCGCGGATCGGGAAATCCGCGTGCTCGGCGATCATTCGCCTGAGCGTCGTCGCGCTCACGCGCACGATCCGCGAGAGTTCCTCGAGATTGACCAGCATCCGATTCGCAATCAGGACAACAAACGCCCGCCGGGCTCTCGCCCAGAAAACCCCCACGGACCGCGCTCACCCACCGCGTTGATTTTCAGGGCCGGGGAAGGACCCGCGCGTGATCTGATTAAGACCTTACCGGCACGCAAAACGCCCGGCGGGGGTCCGCCGGGCGCGCTTGCTTCCGATCTTAGCCAGAATCATGCAAAAAACCGGCCTTTTTGGTACATAAATTTTCTCTGGCGATGTAAATCGTGTTTAATGCGTTGATATAAATATCTTTTGCCCGGCGGCGATCGATCCCATATTTGACAGAGACAGCCCGCCAGCTCGCTCCAGCCGCACGGGCCATCACAATGCCGCGGCAACGGCCGTCTCTGATCGCGAGCAGCCAGCCCAGCGCTTCGTCCATTCGATCGATCTCTTCCGGTGTCGGCCTCGGGCGATGCAAGCGCGGACGCTCGCGCCGATCGGTCCACGGGTCCGGCGCAGGCTCCGGCATGCCCGAGCGCGGCGGCGCGAGCCATCGGCCTTCGCGATCCGGCAGCCGCGCGAGCGTCCGGAACGCCTCCCGCAGCCGATCTTCGATCTCGGCGAGCGCGGCCAGATAGCTGTAACCGAACCCCTTTCTTATATATACCCCTCTTTTTTTATCTATTTGATACATCTCCTATATATAGTGTAACCGTTACACGGTTACATCCCTTTGAAATCAACGACTTAACATGAAATTTTTCGGTTACATTCGGTT